CAGAGCCTTCCGTGGTCTTGTTCGTGAAGGTAAGCGCAGCGTTGGCGTTCACTGTCGTGTTGGCGTCAACGCCTGCCCGGAACAGCGCCGTCGTATTGGGCGGCACTGTCAGAGCAACCGTCTGCGCCGTCGTGGTCTTGGTTGCGGCAACATCATTGATGCCGCCAGCGGTGAAGAAGAACAGGTCATCGACTTGATTGAAGCCGCGAATGTTCGGAGTAGCATCCGTTCTGATCCAGCCGATGCGCCGCTGCTTGTCGTAGTTCGTCGGCAACGTCGCGCGGTTGGCCGCCGTGGTGAACATCACGTCCACCACGCCAGTATCCGACCGCATGATAAGGTGGACTTCGTACCAGGTGTTCGCGGCTTTTGCGCCAGTGTTGAGCCCGCCTGCATTGTTGCCGACCGCCCATGCCGCATCCAATTGCTTGGTGAGCGCAGAGCCGAGCACCATCACTACCGAATGGCCCTCGTCTCTGGCCTCGCCGGCGGCAATGTCTATGTCGTTGTTCGCGTCGGTGCCGTTATTGCTGAGCGTCAGGTCCCAGATGTAGCCCTTGGGCGCGAGATAGTCCCTCAGTTGCTTGACCGTCGCTCGACGCGACGCTGTTGCATCCGCCTCGCTCGCGTCGTGCACGACTAGATCATCGTCGAGCGCGAGCGCCGAGATGGCTGATAACGCGCTGATCTTGGTATCAGCCATCAGGCGTTGCCGTCCGTCAGCGTGAACGCCGTCACAGTGACTTGCTGGCCGGCCGCGAACGACGTGTTCTGAACCTCCAGGTCGCCGCCGCCGCCCGTTGCCGTCACGGTGCCCTGGATGTGGCAGGTCGTGCCGCCGCTGTCGTAGATGCGGAAATGCGCCGCCGTGCCGGCGGCATCGGCGCTCGCGTCCTGCCACGTGCCGGACTTCGCCTTCTGGCCGGAGGCCGCAGCCGCCATCCAGTCGGAGGGCAGGTTCATCGTCGCGAGCACGGTTCCGGAATCCGCCGCCGCGCAATCCGCCGGCGCGGCCCCGGTGCGAATCCTCATGATCGCGGACGTCCCGATCGTGGTCTCGATCGCGTCCAGCCGCGCATTGCGCACGGACGTGCTCAGTTGCAGCGCCATGGCTCGAGCTCCGGTGGTGATGTTGAAGGTGGGCTATCCGACGAGTCCCGCCAGATCGGTGCGCGCCTTGCCCGAAGGCACGCGATTGGACGTCTGGATGTCGTTCAGCGCGGCCTGGAACATCGTGCCCCACACGACTGCGCGCTCGTCGTCGACGAGATACGGCGCCGCCTGCACCAGCGCTCCGTACAGGTACGCGTCGGGATAGGCGCTCAGCAGCCAGTTCGTCGCATTGGACGCAAGCGGCGGAATTTTCCCGTAATACGTCAGCTCGCCGGTGTACGTGGCGTCCGGCGCCGGCAGAAGCTGGAGGGATCCGCCGACCACCGAATAGAGCTCCGGCTCGCCGGATGAGTCGCCCCCAACCTTTTCCGCGAGCAGCCGCTCCGGCGCGAGGTACTGCAGCAGCCGGATATCGCTCTCGGATCGTTCGAGCGCGAGCTGTATCGGCGCGAGCATGTCGGACGGCGCCTCCACGAACTCGCTCGCGAGCGCCGCTTCCGCGCGCGCCACCATCTGACGCACGCGCAGGCGCCGGTTCATCTGTGCTTCGGCGAGCGCAATGAACTCCGGCACGCGCGCGGTCAGATCCGTGCGGTCGAGCCAGTTCGCCACCGCCGTCTGCAATTCGGAATAGGTCGAGATCGCCATGCGTCGCCGTCTTCTCTCGAGAAAGGGGTGGCCGGACGCGGGGAGGGGCGCGTCCGGCCGGGGCCCGCGCGGGCAACGCGAAAAGCGCCGCCGCACGCGCAGGCGTCAGGCGAGGTTTGCCAATCGGCAGGCCAGCTGCGGACGCAGCGTCTTGAAGCCGTAGAGCACATCCAGGCGGCAGGGAAACTTGTCACTGTTGATGTCGTACTGGCGGACGATGCGCATGCTGATGCCCTCGTGGATCTCTCGCGCCGAGAAATCGACGCCTTGCGGCATCACGAGATCGGCGGTCGCGAACGTGAACGCGTCCTCGTGATAGACCAGCGATTGTCCGTAATTGGTCGAGGCCGTGCCCGCGATGGTCACCGCGCCGCCGTTGGTCGGCGAAGCGCTCACGTTCTGCGTCGGGCCGGACGTCACGATCGCCGGGCTGATCGCGATGCTGCCGGCGCCGCCAGCATGATCCGCCGTCACGACGAACTGCTGCAGGATGCCGGTCGAGGCCTTGGTCTCCGGGTGCACGGAAAAGCAGCCCGCGAGCGTGACGATCTCGCCTTTGTTGATCGCGCCCGTGCCGGTGTTGACCGCGATCGTGAATCCCGTCTGGCTCGCGCCGTTGACGAGATAGCCGGTTCCGGCGCCGCGAGCCTGCGTCGAAAGATGAGTCGTCTCGTAGAAGTCGAACCCGCCGGTCCGCCCCATCATGCCTTCCTTGTACTGCGACTGGATCGCGGAGGAGTCCTGGAACAGGCCCTTCAACGCGTCGACCAGGCTGACATTGTCCTTGGTGCGCAGCAGCGCCGTCCGTCTGTCGTCGTCGGGCGCGAGATTGTCGTTCAGCACCTTCCGCCCGTTCAGGACATTGGTCAGCGACATCGCCGCCGCCGTATCGTTCACTTGGTTCCAGACCTCCTTGCGCATCTCCAGCGCGTCCGCCTCGATGCTCGCGGCGAGCACCGCCATCGCGGGCTTCAGGATGCGGCTGGAGAAGTCGTCCAGCGAGAGCGTCAGCTCGCTGGACGAGAAGTTCAGGTCCACGCCCTTCTGCGTCGAGACCTGAAGGGTCACGCTCGATTCCGTCGTGTCCTGCGTGGAAAGCGTCGCGCCCGAGCGTACCGTGTATTGGTTGGGCAGCCGGATTTTCAGCGTCTCGCCGGCCTTGGCGCCCTTCTTCGCAAAGGAATCGTCATACTGACGGTTGATCGTGCCCACGAAGCGGAGCTTCTGGTGCAGGACGCGCAACGCCTCGCGCGTGACCAGCTGGGCGGTAAGGAGTGTATTGGCCATATATCATGGTTCCTTTCTGCCCTCTCCCTCATGTTCGCCCGTAGCCTTCGAAGGCGGATGTGGGAGAGGGTGCCTCGTGCACATCAGCGCACGAGCGGGGGTGAGGGGTTATCGCTGCTTCCGCAGCTCTTCGGTCCGCCGCTTCATCCATTCGGCCGTGCTGACCTTGTCGCTCGCCGGATCGGACGGGCTCCATCGCGTGGCCGCTGCGCTGCTGCCGACCTGGGGCACGGGCTTCAGCCCTTGTTGCCTCGCGGTGCGCGCTTCCGCGGCAGCTTTCTTGATCGCCTCCTCCCCGATCATCGCCCGGTGCAGCACCTTGATGAGCCGCGCATCGGTCACGCTTGCCACCTCTTGGGGCGTGAAGCCGAATTCGCGCATGCCGAAATCCTGCACCTTGCCGTACAGCTCCGGCGACCATCCCTTGATGTCGCGGGAAAGGATTGATTGGCACTCGCGGCGCTTGGCGGCGTCTGCTTCGCTCGTCTGCTGCCAGTGGAGGAGTTTGGCCTGGAGTTCGGTTGCCGCAGCCGCCTTTTGGTTCTTCAGGCTCACGTACTGAGACCAGAGCGTCTGCGCCTCGAAAGGATGGCCGGCGCGAAGGCTTTGCCAATCGAGCTGCTCGTAGCGCGCGAGCATGTCGTCATACGCGAGCAATCGGCCGATGCCGTTGACGTGTTCGGCATGCGTCTGCGCCTGCTGCTTGAGCGATGCGTCTCGATCGCCCAGATCCTGCGTCTTGCGCGCGTGATCCGCATGCGCAAGGAACGCGCCCTTCAGCGCGTTGGGCACGCGATAGGTCTGTCCCTCGTGTTCGATCTCGGCCGTATCGTCGCTTTCCGTCCCCCCTTCGGGCGAGAGCTGTTCGACGATCTGCCGCTCGTGTTCGGAGGAGGTCGCTCCCGCAGTGGTGGAGACAGACTCGTCCCCACCCTGCGGTTTGATCGCAAGGTCGGTCACTTTTGATCCTTTCTGCTTAAAGCGTGCTGATAATGCCTGTTGAGACAGTCCGGTCCTGTCGATCAAAGGGCCTGCTTATGGGCCTGCCGTTCACAGTGCCGACGGCGGCCACGATTGCCAGAGCGGACCGGAGCTTTCATGGCGGAGATGATGACGCGGCCGTTGGTGGTACAATGTCCGTGGGCAGGTTGATTCGCGTGACCATCCTGAGGGCGAAACGGAAATCACGCGGAGCTTGCCCCTTACATGGTCCTCCCATAAGCAGAAGGACCTGGGTCCACCCCAGGTCCTTTCTGTACGCGCGATGACTTGCGATAGCCGAGCTTGCCGGTCAGCGGCGTAAGGCCGGGTCTTTCGTGGCGGCTTAATGCTTTTTGGCGGGCTGATCATGGCCGTCTTGCGGCATGGGCGGCGGCCGTTCCAATTCGGCGGCGATCGTCGCCCAGGCTTTCGCGACCTCCATATAGAGCGCCTTGCTTTCCTTCGTTTGGGCGTTGCAAGCCCGGTGAAACATCTCCTGGGCCTTCTGCCAATATCGCGTGCTGCGCTCCGATAGCGCCTCGTATGAGCGATCGTCGGGCGGGAACTGACTGGCCATGAGCAAACCCTACTCTCGCCAACGGATACCAAAGCGGTCCTGGACCGAGCTGGAGAACGCTTCCCGAGCCCGACCCGAACCGCCAAC